CAAATGAACCGTAATGTTTAGATTCACCCATTTCACCTTCAGGTAATTCAGTTCCCAATTCTTCATCCTCTAAACCATCATCTTCCATATCAAGTCCATCTTCGTCAGACTCTCCACCAAATTCAGATTCGTCTTCAACACCTTCTAATTTACCTAAAATATCTTCTTTATCATCCTCATCTAATGCCTCAACATCAATTGCTGATAAAATAGAATTAACAACATACTTAATATCTTTAGATGACATTGGTTCTTCTTCATTAGCTTCATCAAAAGCTCTTAATTTTTGAGCTAATTTTCCAGTTAATTTTTGAATAACTTTTATTGATACTGGTTCATTATCATCTTCTTCACCTTGATTATCTTCCATATCAAAATCTAAATCCAATTCTTCTTCCGGAGCTGGAGCAGGTTCTGCTGTTGGTGCTGGTGCAGGTGCAGGTGCGGCCGCAGGGGCTGGAGCGGGAGCCGGTGCTGGAGTTTGTCCCGCAGCAGGTGCTTGCTCGTTAGCATTCATTTTTAAAATATATTTTGTTGCGTCAGATTTGTTTTCATTAAACAATGATGTTCCAGTTTCAACACCTTCGTTAACATTAACTTCTTTCGCGATAAGATTCAATCTTTTTAACGCTTGAGAATATGATGGGTAATATTTTCTATTTCTCATTGGTTCTAAATAATCAGAATTACCCTCCGATTCCAACAATGTTCTTTTTAGAACATATCCACTTTTCTCTTTAACGATTTGGTAATTGTTACCATCAGATAAAGTTTTAGTGTATTCTACTGACTTATCCTCATTGATAGGTTTAGGTGTTGATTCTTTATATCTAGCAATTTCAAGCATACGGTTGATTTTCTCCATACCTTGCAATTTTTCACTACCAATCGGTCTTAAATAATTTCCCATTTTTTTAATTTTGTTTTAAATTAATTTATATATAAATATAGTCGGAATTAAAAATGTTAATTCTCTGTTGTATTTTTACTTTTTTTATGTGTTTCGTCCATAGATAGTAGTTTATCGGTATTTTGATTTAAACTATCAAATAATTTCTCAATATATCCATTTCTGCGTAAAACCTTGAATACTAAATTTTCATCTGAATACTCTCCACCTTGTTCTAAACCACCGGTTCTGTATTTCTTTAACTTATCTTTATACTTACCAATTAACTCTTTAGCATCTTCTAATGACTCTTCTTTTGATTGTTCAATAACACTATCAATAGTTGACATCCATTGTTGAGCTTTAGTTTTAATTAAGTTAGTATCTATCTCAATATCTTCTTTTTTTGGTTTAGTTTTCCACTCATCAAATAAGATTGAGTATTCACCACTACTAAAATGTGATTCATTCTCATCCTGAACATATAACTCAACATCATAACCATAAATTGTTATATTATGTTTATCGTTATATATAGTTTTTTTTAACGTAAATAAATCTTTATATAATGGTAATTCTACTTTAGAAAACAATCCAAAATCTGTGATAATATGTAAATCAACATCAGAGTACTTAGACCAATTATAATTAGATAATGAACCAGTCATTACGACATCCGTTACCACAATATCAACACCTAAAAAATCTATGAAGTCATATGCAATATCCAATAGACGAGCCCTAACTTTAGGGTTCATTTGACCTATTTCATTATCTTCAGATATATCCCAAATCTTAGGATTTAGGGTATCTTGTAAATAAAAACTTGATAAAATATTTTTAATATTATTTGCCATTATCCATAAATATCATAAAATATTAAAAAATGTTATATTTTTTTATATTTAAATGTTTTTGAGATATTTGTGTTGAAAAATTTGCCTTGAGATTCTGACATTCTGAATTGAGTATATGTTTTGTGAGGAACCGCATCATACTCATATTTAAACCCATTTTTGAATTCAACGATTAATACTTGACTCTCAACGTCATAGATTGTTTTTACTAAATTACTTGATTCAATCTCATTAATAATTTTAGTCCCTTCAATAATTTCTTTTTTAATTCCCATAATATAATTTTTTTATAATTATAACCACACCCCGATTATAATAAATAAAAAACCCCACTCAAAGGTGGGGTTAAGTAAATTACTTAGTTAACTTATTAATTTGGTCTCTCAACTTAATTGATTTCTCAAAGTTTTGTTCTTTAATTGATGTTTCCAATTCTGCAGTCAGAGTTTCAATTTTTTCTTGGTTAGATTCCAATTTTTTAATTTGGTCTCTTAATTCAACTGCACGTTCAAAATTTTGAGTCTCAATAGCTGTTGTTAACTCAGTAGTGGTTGTTGTTGTATTAGTAGTTGTTTTACTTTTAGGACTTTTAGAAGTTCTAGTGAAGTTTTTTACGGTAACAACACCATTTTCTGAAGTGTAAGTCTGAGAAGTCCATTGACCATTCTCGTCTTGACCTGATTCAGTCTTAACATCTCCTAGTAATACCGTAAATGGGTCAAAAGCTCCAAAAGGTGAAGTAAAATCGTTTAATAATACGAACGGGTTTTTTTTGTTTCTAAACATAATTTTTTTAGTTTTAATTTTTTATTTCAATTAATTATAACTAATTTTATACCAAAGTCAAATTTAAGATTAAATGACATATTTATCTGACAATTTGACATTTTACTAAAAAAAAACACTGACAAAGCGTCAATATTGATTCATAGAATAATTTTTGATATAATTATTGATATCATTAACAAAACAAAAAAATAATAATATGATAGAATTTTCAGATAATGACGAAAAAGGAAAAAAACCAAATTCCATCGCAGAATCAACAACACCCGTATTAGATAACTTTAGTAGAGACTTAATAAAGTTAGCCGAACAAGGTAAATTAGACCCTGTAGTTGGTCGTGAAAGAGAAATCACTAGGATTGCTCAAATTCTTTCTCGTAGAAAGAAAAATAATCCTATTATATTAGGAGAACCTGGTTGTGGTAAAACCGCAATTGTTGAAGGTCTTGCTATTAAAATATATAATGGGGATTGCCCAAGAAACTTAATGGATAAAAGAATTGTATCTTTAGATATGACATCCATTGTTGCTGGAACAAAATACAGAGGACAATTTGAGGAAAGAATGAAAGTCATTATTGAGGAGTTACAAAACTCTCCAAATATAATTGTATTCATTGACGAGATTCATACCATTGTTGGAGCTGGAAATTCATCCGGGTCAATGGATGCGTCAAACATCTTTAAACCAGCTTTAGCAAGAGGGGAAATCCAATGTGTTGGAGCAACAACATTAGATGAATACAGAAAAAACTTTGAGAAAGACGGAGCTTTAGAAAGAAGATTTCAAAAGGTTATTGTTGATTCTGCAACAAAAGAAGAAACATTAATCATCTTGAAAAACGCTAAAGAAAAATATGAATCATATCATAAAGTAAATTACACTGATTCTATTTTAGAAATTTGTGTTGATTTAGCTGAAAGATATATCACCGATAGAGAATTCCCAGATAAAGCTTTTGACATCTTAGATGAGGTTGGGGCGAGAAGTCAAGTGGATATTAAAATGCCTGAATCAATTGAAAAATTAAAACAACAAGCTTCAGATATTAAATTGGAAAAAATTGAGGTAGTTAAAAAACAAAACTACGAAGAAGCTGCAAATCTTAGAGATAAAGAAAAAAGAATTTTGGCAAAATTAGAAGAAGAGAAAATTAAATTTGAAAAGGAATTACAAGCTCATAAAAGAGAAATCCCTGAAGAACTAGTATATGAAGTTGTATCTAATATGACTAAAATACCTGTATCAAAATTATCAATTGACGATACTAAAGCATTAGTTAATTTAGAACAAGCATTAGCTGATAAAGTTGTTGGACAACCTGAAGCTGTTGTTAAAATCGCAAAAGCTATCAGAAGAAATAGATTAGGCATCAAAGACCCAAATCGTCCAATTGGTTCATTCATCTTTTTAGGTTCTACCGGAGTAGGAAAAACTTATTTAGCGAAACAATTAGCGAAAGAAATTTTTGGTAGTGAAGAAAATATGATTAGAATTGATATGTCAGAATATCAAGAAAAACATACAATCTCAAGACTTATAGGTTCTCCTCCAGGTTATGTTGCCCACGAAGAAGGGGGATTCTTAACTAATGAAGTTAAAAATAAACCTTATTCTGTTATCTTATTTGATGAGATTGAAAAAGCGGATAAAAATATCTTTTCAACACTTTTGCAAATGTTAGATGAAGGTCACTTAACTGACTCTTTAGGTAAAAAAATTAACTTTAAAAACTGTCTTATCATTATGACATCTAATTTAGGTGTTAAAAAATTACAAGACTTCGGAACTGGTGTTGGATTTAAGAATGGTGGTAACGAATACATTGAACAAGAACTTAAAAATGATATTCTTAAAGCTGAACTTAAAAAGTTCTTTACACCTGAATTCTTAAACAGAATTGATGATGTAATTATGTTTAAAGCGTTAGATAAAGAGAATGTTAAAAAGATTGTTACTTTAGAACTAGATAAACTAATGAGTCGTCTATCTAAAATCAAATATAACTTTAGTTATACCGATAAAGTAACTGAACTGATATCTGATGTTGGTTATGATGAAAACTATGGTGCAAGACCTATTTAAAGAGCTATCCAAGATAAGATTGAAGACTTCATCTCTGAAGAAATCTTGAAAGGCGAAATTAACGAGGGGGATTCAAGTGTGGTTGATGTTGTTGATAACGAAGTTATTATAACTAAAAATAAAGAACCTTTGAAAAGAGGTAGAAAGAAAAAAGGGGATGAATAATCCCCTTTTTTTATTTACTATAAGAATTTCTATGTTTTTTTTAACCCATTTTTAATCAACATTTGAAGTATTTGGTTTTTTAATGAGATTCCTTCTTCACCTAAAGTTCTTGTACCTATACTATTTATTTCATCATATAATCCTAGTAGCCCCGGGGTAAAGTCATGCTCGTCAAACAAATTACATTCAGCAGAACCCTGAAATTCAATACAAGTACTTAAATATTGTAATGCCGGTAGATTATTAACACCTTGTGGGTAATGTTTAGAAAAACATTTTGTTTTACCACTTACTTTCTTACCATCCAATTGTTTTAACATTTGATACGTATTTTTTAACTCGTCAATTGTTGTCCAAAGACCTCCGGTATTAAATTTTTCTATAAAAAATTGTTCAACCGATTGAGGTGTTAAGGTACTCATTGACAACCCCATATTATCCTCTTTAATTATATTTTTTTTACCCGAGTACATCTCAAGGATTCTATTTTTCTCTTCTTGAGAAATGTCATTAAATAAATTTTTCATATTAGTTTTTTATTATAAATATGTCCCATAAAAAAAAAACAACATTTAATTCTTTTTTTTTTTGTTATTAAAAAAAAAAATCATTAGATTTGTAATCTAAATAAAACTAATTATGAAAAAGTTTATAGTATATACCGGTATTTTTTGGACTATCATTTTTTATGTTATGTCAAAATTTTCATCAAATGGTGTTCATAAAACACATTATTATTTGATTAATAAATTTTCAACATCTTCTGATTTATTTGGTATTTTATTAAAACAAAAAAACACCAATGGATTATTCCTATGGTGTTGTGATTGTATTCAATTTTATGCTGATAAATTAGGGTATTCTTATGAAGAACTTAATATAGTTCTTTTTATAATACTACAACCTGCGTTAATTATTTATTTATTTACAGTCTGTGTCTATCAATATTATAAATTAACCCAAAAAATTAAACATTAAGATTAACAGGATACCCCTTATAACCAGTAAGTTCTTTAAGTCCTACTGTTTGTCTAATAACGCTATAAAGAGCCGCATCACCTAATGCGAATTTACCAACTTGTAATGCAAAATCCTTAAGTATTTTATCTTTGTTTATTTTTGAGTTATTCATATCGTAATTATCATATATGGTTACCTTTTTTTTATCAGGTGATACCTCAACATTAGAGGGTGAAACCTCACCAAGAAAATACATAAATTGTCCTGGGAGAGGTGAATTAATTAAACTACCACTACCACCTGATTGTTTCAATCGTTCGTTTTCCGCAGCAGAGCCTGTAGACATAGCTGTTGGTAAATTTGAGGCACCGATAGACTTCCATATTTTATAGTTAAACCCTTTTTTAGGATTTTCAATAGCAACTTGTTTTACGAATTTTTGTTCTTCTCTTGTTAAATCAGCGGAAGTAAAAGGTTCTGTTCTACCCATTAAGTAATCCCAACAAGCTCTAATATGTAATGGTAATGAAGATTTTTTTGACGGACCTACACTGTTTAGGATTTTTTTAATGTCCAACATTTTTTCTGTACCATTACCAACTCTTGTACTATCAACGGCAGTTGGATTTAATTCAGGTTTAAGTTTAAATTTATCTTTTTTTATCGTAGTTGTTGATGGGTTTATAATTTCTTTTTTTTGTACTTGTTTGATAGGTTGTTTTGTTGTTTTAACAGGTGGTTTAATAGTTTTCACTTTGGGTAATTTTTCATTAAAAATTTTACCCTTAATAGCGTTAATTGATTTTTCAGTTTTAGCTGTTATCCAATTAGGGTTTTCACCTTCAGAAGCCATCGCATAATAATAATTGTTACCAAATTTAGCGTATACGTAAGGGTCACCACCTAAACCTTTTTTAACAATAGTTCCAGAAGTATCCTCAAGAGATTGTGGACCTGTTATTGGTTCAGTTGGTTGAGTTTCGGATTGTCCCAAATCTAAACTTTGTTCATTAAGATAATGTCTTTTTGTCGCACTTTCATGAAGATTTAAAATTCTATTTTTTTCTTCTTCATTTAATATAAATAAGTTTTTCATATTAGTTTTTTATTATAAATACTATCATAAAAAAAAAAGACCAAAGTCTCTTAAAATTTTAATTTAACGCCAGCGTTAATTGTTTCGTCCACATCATTTTTCATTAATGTAAAACCAATATTTTTTAAGTCATAATCTAACTTGGTCACTCGTTTTGGTTCATAGGTTTGAATGTTGAATGTGGTCATTTTAAAAGGTGAATTATTAACCGACAACTGTTTTACTAATGATGGGATATCTAATCTATCTGAAGGGTTTTTTGAGTTAAAATCATTCAATGGTTTTTCTAATAAACTTAAAGATTTTTTAGAGTTAAATAAATTAGGATTAGTCACCAATAAATTTTTTATAAATTTAACTGCAGAATTTTCTTCACTTTGTTCGTTTAAATGAAGATTAAGTATTCTATTTTTTTCTTCTTCAGTAATTATTAATTTTTTCATAAAAACATTTTATTGATAAATACCGATAAATAAAAAAGAGACCGAAGTCTCTTAATAAAAGTTATATGTTGATTGTTCGTATTCTAAAGTATATTTTTGATATCCTAGTTTTTCAATCATTTCTTTCCCGGTTTTAATACCACTATAAACATCCTCAATAATTACATATTCATGTTTTGTGTGATAATCGTAATACCCGATTGAGAAATTAATACAAGAAAAATCAAAAATCTGCTTTAATTTATAAACATCTGTATAAGGATGTGATTGGTATAATTGACGACCATTAAAGTTCTCAGTTAATACAATATCGCAGGACTTAAAGAAGTCACTTTCTTTATCAAATAATTTAACACCCATACAATATTCTGAAACCATCCAGTTCTCCGGAGCGTCAAATTGAATCCCATATCCAACATTCTCAAAGAATTTAGGGTCCGCGTTTTTTGAACCGTGACATCCAGTTTCTTCAGATACGAAAAATCCAGCTTTTAGATTTGGTAATTCTTTTAGTAATTCAAGACAAGCATAAACACCACACTTATCATCACCACCAATACCAGTTGGATTACCCAAATCATTATAAGCCTTTAACGCAGGTTTTATTTCACCTTGTGCGTTTTTAAGATTTTCTTCTCTTACATTGATAGTGTCAATGTTATGAACAGTATCCGTATGTGCGATAACACAAGGGAAATATTCCACCTCAAAAGTTTGTTTTGTAGCGTAAATATTTTGATACTCGTCAATATAGAAGGGGATGTTATTCTCCGATAACCAATTGGTTATGAATTCCACCATTAATCCTTCATTATATGTTTTAGTCGGAACCGATAAAACATCTTTCAATAGTTGATAATTTCTTTCCATAAAACAAAGATAATAAAAAGAAATTTAATCGTCACTATCTTTATTGACATAATTCTTGTTGAGTTAATAAATTATTAAACCCTTCCAAATCTAATCTTCTTTTTTCTGAAGTTTTTTTCTCAAGGTTTCTAACCGTAACCAATACTGAATTATCGGAGGGGTCTAGTTGATGTATGGTAAATCTGATATTACTATCTTTAGGAGTTTGATAATTTCTATTTAAATCATATTTTGATAAAATAAAATCCGCCATTTTTTTAAATTCCTCAATATCCTCAAACTTATCAGAATCCTCTAAACCTTCTTCCATAGAATCTAAAGCCTGACTTACAGTTCTATCCATAGATACTTGGTCAAAGTCAAGACAATCTGTTTCATATATATAATCAGCCCAACCACCAACTTCAGTATCTTTATTAATTTCAGCTAAAAGTTCTTTTAATGTATATTGTTTAGAACCCGCATTTGCATATAGACTTAATAAAGTTTTAACACTTGTAACATAATTATACCCTTCACCTACTTTGAATATGTTATATGGTTCAAATAAATTAGAAACATCTGATTCTATTTCCTTTAACGCTCCTCTTGTTTTACAATAATTTTGTTCATGAATGTAGGTATCTAAAACATCCTCAATTTCACTTGGGAAAAAAGCCTCTAAAGTACTACAAATTAATTCTCGTTCCTTATCATCATTCGTATTTATACTATGACCAGGTAATATAACTTTTAAGATATTATCAATTCTATTTTCGTTTTCACCACCACTAAAATGGTCTAAACCATACCCTTGTTGCCAATCATCATGAATACCATCCCAATGTTCAAATTCAAACCCGTCATAAGATGTTACAGCTCTCACAAACCACATATCGTCCTCACTAACATCAAATATCCCAAGAATATCATCAACATCATCAAATGATAACATAACAGAACTAGCCCTTGGACTTCGTTTGTTAAATTTGAAATCACTAACTAAGTCATCAATATTTCTAAGGTTATATTTTGATAATTCCTGTCCTTCAGATATTGAAAGTAACGCGTCATATATTTCACTCACCGGTTCTAAAGCTGTTATTTGGTCCGCTAACTCAGGATACTCTAAAAGTAGTTCAGAATACTTTATAGTATCCCCAGATTGATAATATCCGAAAAAGTCACCATCAGTGTCAGTATATAATACTTTAACATTTACAGGGAGTTCTCTCTTATCAACAATTAAATATAAATTACCATCTCTAAATCTATCATATCGGTTCTTAACCCAATCAAGTCCAAAATAACCTAAAGAATCCGGAGCTAAAACCTCCAAAAACATTAAGTCTTCAGTATTTACAATAATACGAGTCCCTTCGTATGCGTCGTTTTTACTATTATCTATATCAGCCATAAAAAAATATTTATTAATAAATATACTCTATATTTGATTATTAATAAATAATCATATATATTTGTAGTATAATAAAACAATGGGGGATGAAATGGTATTGATTGGCATTGCTATTTATTGGGGGCACGCAGTGAGAAGTTTCCTATCACTTAAATCTATGGTTACAAAATTCAAACGGCGAAACAATCGCAAAACTTTCAGCAGTAGGTTTAATCCGCTCTGAAGAAGTTGTTACAGCTTAATTAGTTGAACAACAACGGGTCGGTAACCATATAACCCAGGAACAGAAGGTCTTACAAAGGTGGAAAAATGACTGAACCCGAAATCGAGTCATCCATTGGTTGTTAGTTTACAATGGTGAAGAACGAACTAACTATTTTCGGAACATTAGAAAAATGTTGACCTAAGCGTGTAGTCCTTAATCTTTAGGGTGAACAAGACCCGACTTCGAAGTCGGCATCTCCACTAAGATAAAAAACCCATCATACGATGGGTTTTTTATTTTCAGTAATTAACTCACAAAATTTAATCATTTGTTCATGAGACATTGAATTTTTAGCGTGGTTAGATGTTATTGAAATAAATTGTATGTTACCTTTAACATAACCTTTATCTGATTCAATCCTATCAATAGATGCTGTATATAAAGGGTCGTTAATACCTTTATATTTAGGTAATTGTAATTTAACACCAGTGTAAACACAATTACTTTGATTATCCCACACTTCTTTCAGATATTCTAAATCAACATCATAATTATGATATTTATTTTTAATTCGTCTCAGAAGTGCTCGTAACCCAGTAAATTCATCACGACAATTATCTGAGTGTTTAGTAATATCATAAACATTAACTCTATTTCCAAAATTTTTAGCATTATATTTCCCAACACAAGTTCTATTGCAAAAATTTTTTCTACCAAGGTTTTTATTTCTCGTTAATTCACTTAATGGTTTTTCAAATACAACACCACAATTGTCACAGGTACATTCACCCATTTTCCTTTTTGATTTATTTTTACCCATAATATTGTTTATAAATAAATAGTGCGGAAGTGTAAAAAGTTTGTGGAGGTGTAATAAAAAACCCCTCCGGTGAAGAGGGGTGTAATTAATGGTCGGTTCGTTTATTTATAATACTTGTTTTTGGATTATTTTATTTTCCAGTTTATCCAACCTGGAGTCAATCATACTTATTAATTGTTTTTCAACCTCATCAGTATGATTGTGTGACTGCACAACCATTTGTTCTAAATTTCTCTTTGATTCGTCAATCATACTTATTAATTGTTTTTCAACCTCATCAGTATGATTGTGTGAATGCATAACCATTTGTTCTGTACTTCTAGTTGATTCGTCAATCCTCCTATTTAAGAAGTCATAACTATCTCGTATTTCTTTTTCTAAATAATCAAACTTTTTTTTAAGTAAAAAAACTTGATTGACCGCATAAAACATAATCACAACCCCCAATACAATAAGAACTGCAACTACCCCTAACGCTAATGACATTAAATCTACCATAATTTTAATTTTTTTTTAATTTATTTATTTTGTGAACCGACCACTAATTTCTCTTTTACTATCTCTATCAATATCCCTGGACTTTAGGTCATTTCTTTTATCGTAGTTCTTTTTACCACGAGATAGGGATATCTCTATTTTAATCAAACCTCTCTCATTTGTAAAGACTCTGTAAGGAACGATTGTAAGACCTTTTACGAGTTCTTTTTCTAATTTGTTTAACTCTTTCCGTTTTAACAATAACTTTCTATCTGAGGTGTTATCATGGACTGTACCATAACCATAATCGGATATGTTCATCCCTTTAATGAATAATTCGTTATTGTTGAAGTAACAATACCCTTCGGATATGGAAACCTTACCTAGACGGACGCTTTTAACTTCGCAACCGATTAGTTTAACACCACATACGTAAGTCTGTAAAAACTCGTATTCGTGTTTCGCTTTCTTATTGACTATGTTGATATCTTTTTTCATAGAACAAATGTAAATAAAAATATTATAAAAACAAAAAAATCCTTTAACTTTATTTTGTTAAAGGATTTCCTGTATGTTTTGATAAAAAAATAAAAAAAGCTGAGAATAAACTTTAATTTTAAGAACCTTTCATAGGATTATGGTTTCCCTATTTTTCCACTAACTTTTGATTAGTATTTCTCATTGCCGATTGGTTAGACCAATCACTCCTTAACTATAAAACTACTCTCTTACTACTCCTGTCTCATCAAGATTGCGTCCTGATTCAGCTTTCGAGGGCTTAGAGATTTTTCATAAAAATACGGTCAAACTTGCGGTTATTACGTTCCACTGACAGCCAGTGAATATGTGGGCAACTTCCGTTTCATAGTGGTAAACACTTTTGCTTACATTTTTTTAGTGTTACTTAAATAAAGTATAAGGTATTGTGTTGTGGATGAATAGACGAAGTGGTTTACCCCAAGCTCCGATATCTTTTGGACATCAGAATACTTAACTTCATCTTAGAGTATCCCTACTCTCAAATTTCAAGACTACTTCGAGATATTTACCTTGGTAGATAAGTATCAAGGACAATTTCAGCACCACCTGTTTGTTGTCATACCTTTCGGTTTTAAGTTTCCTTTAATTTTGGAAGTCGCAATAATATAATTGGATAATCATATTTTTCGCAAAAATCCTACAGGTTATTCCTATTAGAGTTCCCCCCTCAACCAGATGACCCACATCACCCAGTTATATAATCACTTTCCCTACACCGTTGGCCTCGGTAATCAAGATTATATAGTATCCTGCTTGCTTACTTGAGTTTCATTTCTGAAACCGCAAATCTGTTAACACAACAGATTCACTTTATCCTACTTTCGTAGTTTATTTAAGGACTATAAGCCGCCCATTATCGTTTTTTACAATACCGAAGTATTATAATGGATAATCTGTTTTCTCAAAGAACGATATCGGTTATTCCCGATTTGTTTTACAAAGATAGTTATTCTTTTTCAGATGTAAACTATATTTTGTATTTTTTTTTCATTTAATAACATTTTTATTAAACTCTTAAAAAGTATAGGTTATGACTTTTGGATTGTCAAATGGTTTTTTTAAGAAATTATCACCCCTTCAACAATTTTATGAGTTTTACTATTATTAGTGTAAGTTAATTCGTGTTTACCATAATACCATTCAGAATTAACATTTAATAGAATGTTATGTAGTTTACTGTCAAATGTAACATCATCCAAACCCCCTTCATAACCTTTAACAAATACCTTTGTATTAGGGTCCTCAATTGTTTTTAATTTTTCAATTAATTCTATTACTGTCATAACTAAATTATTTTTATATAACTATAACCTAAACCGGTTTATATGTAGTAAATATGGGGTATTATTAATTTTTTTATCCGCCGACTTGACTATTTAAATTCTTTCACCTATTAATTATCTATAAATAACAAACTAAAACAAATTTTTATGAAAAAAGTAATTTTATCTATGTTGGCTGTAGCTGCATTAACGTTCGCATCTTGCAAACACAATGAATCTGAAGGAAATGTTGAAGCGGTTGTAGCTGATTCTACAGCGGTTGTTGTTGACTCAACAGCAGTTGAAGTTAAAGTTGACTCTACTAAAGCTGATACAACTAAAGTTGTTGAACCAGTTAAAGAAGTTGCAAAACAATAATAACTAAAAACCCCCATTAACTTGGGGGTTTTTTATTTTAATAATTCTTTTATTCTATTAATTTCTTCGTTAATCTTTTCATCTTCCTCAACTTTTTTCTTTTTACCTTTATATGACATCATATTGTTGAAAATTGTTAAAGGTGTTAATAAAGCATTAATTGGTAATGTATATTCTCCAGGATATTTACTATCACTATAACCATAATCATAATCAGAATTACTTTTAGTTTTAGTTTTAACCTTCTCTTCAGCTTTTTTATCGGAATCTTTAATGAATTTACTTATTGGGTATTTAGTTCCGTTATTATCATAAACATTAACTTTTAATGAATTATCTCCTAAATCACCAATTGTTTCATTTTGTCTAACAGATTCACCAGTTCTAACACTTGGTCTATTTACGTTACAAAATTCCGTAAAATACACTAACCCATTAATTCTATGTTTAATTCTAATTTTACCATCACAAACTGAAGGGTCCACTTCAACAACGTCACCATCATATGGAGCCACAATTTTACTTGAAAAGAAATTAGGTTTCGGGTTTATAAAATTTTCAGATAATATTTTATTATCATTTCTAACACTTTCAGCCTTTATACCGGTAGCTGCCATAACAGTATTTAAAGCTGGTTGTACATATTTTTGTAATAATGCGGTATCGCTATCAGTTTCCGGAGTTTCAGTTGTATTATCAGTTGCTGATACACCACCACCAATATTAATATGAAAATGTCCACCTGTCGCGCCTTTTGAAGGGTTTTTATATTCGTCAATGAAAACAAATCCAGGGTATTTTTTCACA